CCAGGATTCGGTGACATAGCCGACCGTCTCGGACGCCTCGAAGAGCAGCTCGAGGTAGTGAATGAGCTGGGCAGCTGGATGCCAGTCGTCGTCCGCGGGCGGCGGCGGGACGTCGCGGCTCTCAATCCAGTTGTGGTCGATGATGACGTTGTCGTCATGACCGATCTCCGCGTCCCAGTCGAGGGCATAGTCATCCGCGCGCGGTGGGCTGTAGCCCTGGTCCCGGGCGAGCTGGACGATGGTGCCGACTGTGACGGGTTTCGCGGAGCCCGCGAAGGTCTTCCATTTGCGCTCGCACTCGCCTGCGTGGTACCGGGCCGGGTCGCGCTGGCTCCACTGGTCCCAGTCCGTGGCGCTCAGGCCCTCATCCTTGAGTGCCATGCCGACGTTCGTCCATTCGGTGTATGTAAGCACCGCGGGATCAAGATGATCTAAAACATCCCTGATGTCATAAGCCAATCTTCATTGCCTCCTTTTTGCGGCACGGGAGAATATGCTTGTGGATTGATCCCTTGCGGCACCCGCCACCCATTCCCGGCGATCCGGTCAATGAGCCCCTTCGCTTGGTCAAACTGCCACGTCCCAACATGTTGGAAGCCCTTCCCCTCGAGGAAGCGGATCTGTCGCGGCGTCGTAAGCCCTTCTGTCCTTCGGAGCGTGAGCCGGTCGAGCAGCTTCTTGGCCTTCCCCGCGTTGTCGATTTCGTCCGGGAAGATGCCCAGCTTCTCGAGGGTGTCGACCTGCTTCTGCGTCGGCGGGGCGATCTCCCAGCCGAAGGCGGGCGTGTACCCCGCAAGGTCTTCCGCTTGGATCGACATCTCGAACTGCAGCGGGTCGACAAGCTTCCGTTTCCGCGCGCGCATCTCCCGGAGCTGCTTCGCGAGCGAGGCTTCCCGATCGGCAACGACATCGCTCTCGGCCTGGGCTTCCGCTTCTTCGAGATCCATCGGGCACCCGGCGGCGGCTTCTAAGTTGGCGGTCATCTTCTCGGCGACCTCTTCGGACTCCGCGATCAGGTACGCGGGCCGGCAAAGCTCGTGGCGTTCGGAGAGCCACAGGAAGTCGAGCAGCAGCAGGTGGTCCTTGCCTGGGTGGAGCCGCGTCCCGCGTCCCACCATCTGGCAGTACAGGCTGCGCGACTTCGTGGGCCGGAGCACGACGATGCAGTCCACGCTCGGACAGTCCCAGCCCTCAGTCAAAAGCATCGAATTGCACAGCACGTCATATTTCCCGGCATCGAAGTCGGCGAGCACCTCCGCACGATCTGCGGATTCACCGTTGACCTCAGCCGCCCGGAAGCCGTGCGTCTGGAGGATGTCGCGGAACTTCTGACTGGTCCTAACCAGCGGGAGAAATACCACGGTCTTGCGGCCGGCACAAGCCGTCGCCATTTCGTCGGCGATCCGCTCGAGGTAAGGTTCCAGCGCATCGCCCAGGTCGGACGCCTGGTAATCGCCTGCCGAGATCCGCACGCCCGTCAGGTCGAGTCGGAGCGGGATTGTGAGCGCCTTGATGGGCGCGAGAAAGCCTTCGCGGATCGCCTTCGGGAGTGTGTACTCGTAGGCGAGGCTGTCGAAGTAGGAGCCCAGGTTGCGCATGTCGGAGCGGTCCGGCGTCGCCGTCACGCCGAGGACGTTGGCGCCCTCGAAGTAGCCGAGCACGCGCTGGTAGCTGTCCGCGAGGCAATGGTGCGCTTCGTCCACGATGATCGCGCCGAAGTAGTCCGGGTCGAACTGGTTGAGCCGCGCGTCGCGCATGAGCGTCTGGACGCTCCCCACGGTGACGCGGAACCACGATCCGAGACAGGACTGCTCCGCCTTCTCGACCGCGCAGCCGAGCCCCGTGGCACGGTAGATCTTATCCGCCGCCTGGTCGAGGAGCTCGCCGCGGTGTGCGAGGATCAGGACGCGCTTGCCACGGCGCACCATGTCCTCCGTCACCGACGCGAACACGATGGTTTTGCCGGTACCGGTCGGCAGAACGAGCAGCGTTTTGGGGTGGCCGCCCTGCCACTCGGACAGGACGGCCTCCTTTGCTTCGATTTGGTAGGGTCTGAGCTGCATCATCAGAAATCACCCGCCGTATAGGTCACATTGCCGGAGCCCTGCGGCTCGAGGAACTGTTTGATCTCATTGCTCTCGTGCTCCTGGCCGTCCTTTTCGCCGATCCATTTGCGGATGCCGACCTTGCAGTGTCCGCGCGCGCCGATGACTTTCCCCCAGTTCATTTTCAGAGGCTCTCCGTGCTTGCGCTGGCCAATGGCCGTGAAGAAGGCGCAGAGCAAGCCCTCGGTGCGGGTGTGAAGGAACAGGTTGTTGGTGACGGTGGTGGTGCCGAGAGCGCCGCCGTCGATTTTTATGGTAAGGACGGCCTTTGCGCACGCGGGGAGCTTGGCACTTCCGTTATGACGGGCGCGCTCCATGCCGGTCACTTCAAAGGGGTAGTCGCCCTCCGGGAGCAGGGTAAAGGTTGAATCGTTTTCGATTACGTCGTCCCACCCGAGTTCGCGGCCCATGTTGTTGATGTCAGCCATTTTTTATGTACCTTCCTTTCTAAAACGGGGCTTCTTCGCGGTTCTTGAGGATCTTGGCGTAAACCTTGGGCCACGCCGCGATCAGCACGCCGTCGATGTAGTCCGCCGGGTATTCGGAGATCCTCATACCTTCCGGGAAGTGCCCGTTCTTGAACACGGCGTATGAGACCTCCTGCGGCGTGACCTCGTTGGCCAGCATCAGCTTCGCGAGCGGGATCGGAATGCCATCCCAGTCGGCGCTTGAGGGCGTCTGAGGCGGAACGGGTGTATTGGATACGGGCATTCCCGTTTCCACAGCGGGTGGATTTTGCCTCCCCTGATTGACGGATGCTAATGATTCCGGGGGTTTTGTGGCGGGCGGGTCGGGTGCCTTTGTCTCGTTGTGCGAAATTCCCACAACGGGCGGCTCGTGCGGTTTCTGTTCCGTTGCGAGATTTCCCGTTACGGGCGCGCCTTTGAACAGGTGCGCGATATTCGTGAAGTCAAGCCGCATCTCTTCAAGCAGCCCGAACCTGTTCTTGGCGTCCCAGCAGGGATGATGCGCCGTGTACATGACGCGCTCGCCGCCCTGGGCCTTGCGCTTGTTCTCACCGTTGGTGACCACGAAGGTCTTGTAGTTCGCGAACAGCACCAGATCAGCCCATTCCTTGAGCATCGGCGCCACTTTCTTTGAGAGCTTCATCTCCCAGCGGTCATAGCTGCCCATCTCATCCGGCTGCTCAAATTTACGCATCGCGGCGTGGGCCGTCAGAACGATGTTCACGCCGAGGTTGTTGATGTCGGTGAGCAGGTCAATGAGCTTCCCGAATTCCTCCCCGACGTAGACATAGCCCTTGCCGTATCCGAAATCCTCGATGCCCTTCTTTTGGAACTTCGCGAGCACCGCCTCGGTGGCGAGCTTTTCCGCCCAGTCCGCCGTGTCGATGACCAGCGTGGACATCTGCGTGGCATTGAGCGCGGCGTCCGCCACTTCGTCCATGAGCTCCGCCCACGAAAGAGGGCGGTCGTAGCGCGCCACGTCGAGCCACTTGGTGGAACCCTCCGTGTCGATGAATACGGGACTCGGGAACTTCGAAGCGAATGTCGATTTGCCGATGCCCTCGGGACCATAAACAACAACCTTGAGCGCGCCGGTCTGTTTTCCCTTTGTGATCTGCATTTAGAATTCACCTGCCTTCCAGTTTGATTTTGCGGGCGGCGTTTCCGGGATGTCCTGGATCGCGCTGCCGTCCTCGATGATGATGGAGCATTCCCCACCGGTGGAGACGCGTGTTGCGATGGCCTGGAGCCCCTCGCCCTCGAGCCACGCGCCGAACTCCGCGAGCGTGTCGGCGTCCATCTGCTCGAGCTTGTCAAGCAGGACGAATCCACAGTTGGGATTGACGTGCCGGACAATGGCGGTCGCGACCCGGAGCTGTTCCGCGCCGGACATGCAGTCCCACCGATGCCCGTTGTAGGTCAGTTCGCCGTCATCGACCGATAACCCGGGCAACGGGAGTTTTGCGCCATTGAGCAGTGCCGCGCGCTGGGTGCGCACCTCGTCGATCTGGTCCGTGAGCGTCTCATACTGGCTGGAATAGTGGCGGGCGTCCTCCTCGGCCTTCTCGCGGTCAAGGTTGGCGCGGACCTTTCGGTTGATTTCCTCGACGTTCTCAATGTCCTGTTCGAGCTCGTCCGTCGGGTCGTCGTGAAGCCCCTGTGCGGCGTCGAGCGCGCGGTCGTACTGTTCCTGCTTCTCGTCGTACTGCTTCTGCAGCTCATCGATTCTGCGCTTGAGATCGGTCAGTATGTAGGACAAGCGCGCGACCTGGTCGCGGAGTCGCTGGTTCTCGGCGTTCCGGGCGAGGATCGTCTGCTGGCGCTTGATGAGTTCGGACGCGCTGACGAGCTCCTTCGGCGCATCAATGAAGGTGGGAAGTTCCTGAGCGAACTTGCTCTTCTGATCGGCGATGCGGCCAATAGTCAGGCGTTCGTCGTACAGGCGACGCTCCTGCTGATCGAGCACGGCGAGCTGTTCGCCGACGCCGATGATTCCGAGGAGCGTGTTCGCCTTTTCCTTTGGCGTCGCAGCCAGGAACGCCGGCAGGTTGAGGGCGAGTTTCTCGACGAAATCGTTGAGAAGGGTCTGGCCACTCGCGCGCCCGGAAGGGTCCGTGACCTTGAGTGTGCTGTTCTTCCCGGCACGCTCCACGACGAGGCCGTTGGAGAGCTTGATGTGGATGCTGGGATTCAGGACGGACCCGTCCCGCGCAGGGTCCGACGGGCGAAACTTCTCGCCGCCCAAGGCCCACGCGATGGCGTCGAGCACGGAGGTCTTGCCCTGACCGTTTTTTCCTCCAATGATCGTCAGGCCATTTTCACCCGGCGCGAGCCGCACGGCCTTGACGCGCTTGACGTTTTCGACTTCGAGGGTTGTGATTTTGATGGGGTTCATGCCTTAGCCCTCCTCCTGGCTGCTTTGATCGGCGTGACGTGCTCGCGCCAGTTCCGGGCAAAGAAGCTCGTCCCCCGCCCGTGCGTGTGCTTAAAAAGATGCCGGATTCCCATAACCCGCATGTTGGCCTTAGCGATGGAGCGTTTCAGTTCACGCATTTGCATTTCCTCCTCGAATACAGTATAATGTTAGTAGGTGTTGTCCTTTGCCCTTCAAGACGTTACCGCGTCGAGAGGGGCTTGTCATGTACGGGCGGCGTTTAGTTCGAGCCGCGCGGCGTTCAACTGCGCAATGATCCGCTTGGACACCGAAGGCTGCGCGATGCCGAGGATGGCCGCCAATTCAGCCTGGGTTCTACCTTCCACGTAGTAGGCGTACAACAAGCTGTATCGAGCTGCAAGATCGGCAATGTCGTAAGCGTCTTCGGGCGACAGATCCGGAGCTGGTATCGAGTCCCCGATGGTGATATCGTCGCAGACCGGTTGATCCAGATAGATGAGCCTGCCGGGCGATGTACGCTTTTGTGCTTTTGCGGCGCGTACTTCATGGCTCAAGGCCTGATTGATGTTCAACGCGGCCACGGTGGTGAAAGAGCCGCGATCGGAATTATAGGTACGTGCTGCGCGGATCAGACCAAGGCACCCGATTGAAAAGGCATCATCATATTCCATGTAACGGGTATACCTGGTACGATGCA